GCCAGCCCGATGGTCTTGCCCACCAGTTCCAGCGCCTTGTCGCGTGTGTCGTTTAGTTTAGTGACGATTGCTTTTAATTTCATTTCTTTATGCCTTTCTTGACTGCGGCCATGTTGAATTTTGGAGCCTCACGCCGCCGCTGTGCGTGTACTCTGTATGCCCGCTTGCGATAGGACTCTCTGGCCTTATCGCTTTTCTGTGATCGCGACCGGATCCCGAGCCGGTCATAAACTTCTGTCACCTGCTTGCTGATGGCCTGCTTCGTCACGCCGTATCGCTTGGCCACGGCCGTCATGGACTCCGGCGACTTGTTCAGCGCTATGTTCAGTACGGCATGACCCAGCGTGTCCGTTCGGTTAGCCATCGCCGGGTGATCCGGTGCCTTCGCCATCAGGTATTCGATCACCTTAGTCGTGGTGAACGCCGTGCTTGTGGTGACCGTGATCTTGAGCTCGGAATAGGCCTCAAAAACGAGATCAGACAGCGTATCCATGGTCATCGCTGGATGCTGAAAATTAGCCGGAATTTTCTCGATGATTTCTGGCCCAATCATACGCACCTACCTTCAAGTTGTTCAGCGCTTTCAGACTTCACCTTCAAGTTCCCCCTTAAAGGGGGGAACTTGATGGTGGTACCGTCAACCGATCTTGAAGGTACCTTCAAGTTAATTTGAAGGTTAAAAAGGTTCATCGATTTTTTGCTCCAAAATATAGGTTCCATTTGCCTGTTTTTTGATGGTTTTTTGATCCACAGCCCGCCCAACTATCCGGTAGGCGGTGGACTGCGAAATCCCGTCAATTTGCTTCATTACCCACTGTTCCAACGCCCCACGGGCGCATGGATATTCCTTGTATTTGCTGAAGTCCACTTCGTCCGGCTCCGGCCCTGGCTTCTTCTTTACCGCTTCACCGGCTTCAATCCACGCCAGCCCAACGTCGCTGTGGCTTAGATTGACGTGCGGTTGCACTGATTTTTGCGCCACAATCCCTCCAAAAGACAGGTTTGAGCGCTTCCCGCGTTTGGTTACCTCCAAACGATAAATGCGCCTTCCTTCGGCATCGTCGCCAGCAGGCGCAAGCGTAAGAACGCTCCGGGCCCAGTTTGTCAGCTCGGACGATCCGAATCCGCTATATGCCTTGTCGTGGCCTTGGTATCCGTTGCCTTCCCGGACGGGCTTTGGCGTGTGGTGAATGAGCATCCACGCAAACCCAGCCGACAGCGACAGCGGGTTCAGCATCGTGCGAAGAAACTCGCTGGCCGTCTCCTGACTCGATAGATCGCCGCCGATAAACGCGAGCAGGGGATCCACCCATACCAGATCCACCTTGTACTTTTCGACAAGACGCCGAACACGATCGACAAACTTCTCGCCGGTAGACATGCAGTCTCGGACGATTATGACGTTCGCCTTCACCAGCTCAATCTCCCCTGCAGTCAGGTTCATCGCCTTCAAAACTCCCTGAATCGCTTCCGCCACGTCCCCCTGATCGTTTTCGGCCTGAATGATCAGCGACTTCAGCCCGTTTCCGTGCGGGTTGATGCCAAAGAACGCCCGACCGATTGCCCAAGTGATGGCGGCCTGCGTACACAGTACTGACTTACCCAGCCCGCTGCTACCCACCCACAGCGCCGATCCGCCCCGGCAGATCCACCGCTTCCCAAGCAGCTGGGTCGGATCTTCGGTCTCTTTAAAATTGAGCAGGTCGTCCCACTTGTACGGCTCGGGAATGTCGCCAAACAGGATCCGCTCCTTCCATTCTAAGAATGAGATTTTAGGCGTTCCGCATTCAACCAAATCCTGCCGCTGGCCTGTGGCCGTCCGCATCGCCCCGGGCAAACGTGACAAGCGCCCCGCGTCCTTGTTCGCCGGATCCGGCTTGGAATGCTCCAGATGATTGTAAATGAACTCGACGCGTTCCTTGAATTCCTCCTGCGTCGTCGCGTCGATCCGTACCCACGCGTGCAGACTGCGTGATCCGCTTTTGATGATGCAGGTGGTAGGCAATCCGCTCTTTTTAATAATCTTCCACTGTTCATCCATCGTCGATTCATCGAACTCAATCAGGCAGTGCCGCCATTTCACCACGTGCTCCGACTTGCGGCCTTTGCCGTTGTTCGGATTGATCGAGGCATATACTCCAACGGCGTTCCCTTGCCATTCTTTCAGCCCTTCGCCTTTAAACAGCTCAAGCCATTCCTCGCGGGTGCGGGTTTCCCCGGATCCGTCCGGGCGCTCCCGGTCGTCGTCCCGAATGCTGCGGGTTATGTTGATCATCTCGCCCACTTCAAACGCTGCCGTCAGGAACTTCTCCACCGGCGTCTCGTCCACGCTTCGCGGCATGGCCGGGATGGGTGCGTCGTCTTTAATCACTTGTAGGTTGTGCAATCGGTACTTTCCTTTCGGCTGATAGGGCTGACGGGCCGGCTGTCTGAACGCCGACTTTGTGCACCCCTCAGCCTCTTTCAGCGGTAGATTGTTCCTCACACACCATTCCTCGGCGTTCGTGAGCGTCTCATCCTGGCACGCACCGGAGTCGCGCCACTGAAGGCACAGCTTAAACAGCTCCGTGTTGCGCGTGCCTTCCGGGGCCCCGTTCTTCATGACTTCAACGGCGGCCGGTGGAAGTTGGTGGATCATTTGCTTTCCTTAGCAACGGCTTTGGTATCCATGTCGCGCTTTTGATACCCCTTCGCCCGCTTCAACAGCTCCCGGGCAATCGTCAGCGCCAGATCCAACCGCGTCCCGGCGGCCTTGTGTTGTTCGGCGGCCAGATTGCGTTTGGCACGTTCCAAGATTTCGATCAGCCATGTGGTGCGTTTTACGCTCACCACTGCCCAATTCCCCACCGCATCCGGTTATTCCGGGCGATGATGACCTGCTGGGCGTACTGAGCCGGCGTGTAGGTACCGATGACGCGGGCGGAAAACATAGAAAGCAGATCCAGCAACGTCACAGCACGGCCTCCGGCAGCGGCCCGGCCAGCTTGTAGATGTATTTTGTTCGGTCGTATTCCAGCGGGTATCCAAAAAAGTCACGCAGCAGATCGATGTCCCGCTGGATCGTTTTGTAGCTACATTCGAGCTCGGCCCCGAGGCGAAACGTGCTTGGCAAGCAAAGATCGTGACGCAGTTTTGTCGCTATTACGCCAAGGCGCCGGAGTGTCGGCCTTGTATCACCTTTACGCAGCGCCCTCATCCTGGCGCTCATCAATGTCGCTTTTTTAGTTCGCACGAGTCACTTCCACCGTTGCCACCCTGGGCAACCGCATCGCATTGAATTGCGCCTCACTGGCGGCAAACACGTCGATCACCGGCAGCTTTCCCCCACTGGCCTTTTTGCTTTTGACCGCAGTGCCAGTATCCACCGCCACCCACTCCCGCTTTCCGTTCAGGATCTTAATCTTCGACCACAGCGGAATGATGTCTGGATCAACGGCGCAGTGACGGCCAGCACGCAGTCGTGTCCCGGTGCTCGACTGAAAGCGACTCGACCACTCGTCCTCACCTGGCCAATACCCAGTGATGCGGACTTTGATTTTCTTCACGTCAATCCGCTTGGCCTCCGGTCTGCAATCGACCATAAGGTTGGATGCCTGCCCGGACGTGATCCCAAGAATGGCGAGAATGGACAGCAGCGCTCTCACAGTCCCTCCCGGATCCGGTCGATCAGTACGTTCTCGCGTGTTTCAGCGGCGGCCAGCGCTGCCTTCGCCTCGGCCAGTTCACGGGCCAGCGATCGAACGCGGTTCAGGAGTTGTTCGTGCGTCGTTTGGTCGGGGAGGATTTGAATCATTTCGCACTTCCCCGCGGGTCGTACTTCTTTAGCCACCGCCAGACCTTGCAAATGGACGTGAACGCCTCAAATGCTTTGTGCACCTGCTCGGCCGTGTAACGCACCTCGGCCAGTTGTCCGGTGACCGGATCGATCAGAATATTCCGACAGGCCATGCCTTCGTCCGTAAATGCGTATGCGTAGGCGCTGAGCTGTAAAATATCTGTTTCATAGGCAGGCGTTTTTTTGTCTTTTAGTTTCCTTGTTTTAAAATCCACCACTTCAATCACGCCATGAATGTCGGCGATCAGATCCACTCGGCCTGCGTATCCTTCAGCCTCGTTCACCATGACCGATTCGCTTGCGTGTACTTTGGTCACGCAGCATGAATGCCATTCCTTTAGCGACTCAAAGTGGGTTTCGTATCCGTTGACCAGCTCACCCGGCTCCTCGCCGTTGATCAGGATTTCAGCCAGGGAATGAATATGCGTCCCGCGGGCGGCCGCCGCCTCCACTTCCTTTCGGCTGTCCAACACGACGCGCTTGGCGAAGTCGGCCAAAGATTCGCCATCGTTCCTTGGCAGTGAAAGGGCAGCGGCGATCGCCTGCTCCTCTTTCCAGTTCATCAGCCCGGTCTTGCTGGGGCCGGCTGCTGCCAGGATGGTGGTGACGGACGGGTACGCTCCGACCTTGCGGGCAGAGCGCAGGTCGCCGTGGCATAATTCGCCGGTCGCCATGTAGTAGTGTGACGACTCGGCCTTTGCGGTTGCGATGATGGGTGGCATGTAGGTTACCAGTTGCGGATCCATCCGATCGACGCAACGGCAAGCGCAACGGCGATCACAGGAAACACGATTTGAATTAAGGTTGTGAGGATTTGCATTTTGTTTTTCCGAGCCGGACAGACGGATAGAACGTCCGCCGGCTCTAGTTGATTAGGATTTCGATTGTCTCCGGGTTAAAAGGGGACGTTGTTGCCGTCGCCGTCTTCTTCGCCGATTCTCACTGTCTCGGCTGTTCCAGATCGAAGGCACTTCCTGACGAAGTCCTTGTCCACGGTCACCTTGACCTTGCCGGCAGGCAAAACGGCCTGAACGTTGGCGTAGGTGGATCCGTCGCGTTCCGTGTGGGTCACGAGGATCTGACAGGGTTTGCCGATTAGCGTTTCCAGATCGAGATTCTGGGGTGGCGCCTTCTTTGCATACGACTTCAGGTCTTTAAAAAGCGCAGCCTTTTCATGCAGGCTGAGCCCATAGCGCCGTCCGATGGTGTACGGCCGTCCGTCTTCCATCTTCAGGCCAAGCTGCCAGACGATCCTGACCTGGTGCTTTTTGCCGTATTGGGTTTCGATGATTCCAAGGTCTTCCACGTCGCAGAAAACTGCGTCATGAGATCCTTCGGGTGCGGGAGTGTATGTCCCGCCTCTGCTTGCTACTATTGCCATATTTTTATTTTTCTTTCTTGGTTTGGGTTTCTTGGATTTGCTCCAACTATTCGTCGTCGCAAAAGTCGTTGGTAATATGCGGTAGGTTTAAGTCTTGGAACTCACGCTCCGGCTTCTGCCATGCCAGCTCATGCTGACGGGCCAGCCGGTGCGCTTCGGTCAAGTCGCCACGATTCACGGCATCGCTTACCTTTTCGGCCGAGTTGGCTTTCGCCCGGAGACAGGCCGTCTCCATGATCAGGAATGTGCGGTTGGGCATCATCCGCCGTACCGGTTGTTGCCCGAGTAGTCGCAAAAACGCTGGAAGCTGTAATCCGAGTCTTCGCGTTCCCGCTCGTAAACGTCGCACTCGTAGTCGGGCTTGTCGTTTACCGGAGCAGACGTCGGTTCTTTCGCCTTCTCCGCGTTGAATTGTTCGTCGTTGTTTTTTGGTTCGTTCATTTTGTGCTCCGTTTAGTTGCGAGTTTCATGGATTGAATCGTCGTTTTAATGGCTTCCGGGGTGATGCACTTGGTCGTGAATCTCCACACCCGCCATCCAAGGTCTGCGGCGGCACGATATTTTTCGCAGTCTTTCACCATTCCCATCCCACGCCCATGGCGGCCCCCGAACGGAAGGAACGCACCGCCGTCCAACTCGACGGCACAGCGGGCGTCTGAATTTGCGATCACGTAGTCAAACCTCCACTTACGTGTCGGGTGAAATTTATATTCTGCTGTGAGCTCCGGTCCACCGGCTGCCTTCCAAAGCAGCATGAATTTGCTGGCCAGTGCGCTCATTTGGCCTGCCCTTGCTTGGCAATCAGGGACGCCACCACTTCGGTCAGGCGTGCCACGTCAGCTTCCAGGCGTTTCGTCCGGCTTTGCAGGTCGATCAGTGCAGTCGCCGACGACCACTCCGCCATGCCCACGGACTTAGACGGCACCACGGCCCCCAGCACGCCCTCGGCTTCCAAATCCCGGACGCTCACAGAATCTCCTTGCGAACGAAGTCAATAATCCAGCAGATCACGGCGATCGCTATGGTCAGGCCACCGATTCCGCAGCCCACAAACAGGCCCCAGCCCACGATCAGCCCGGAAAGCTGGGCCAGATCCTTCATCAGCTCCCAAGAAATCACTGTTCGCCCCTTACTTGGCGAGACCATGCCAGCCGGACGGCGGGATCCGGGTGCCAAACGTAAGCGTCCGGCCCTAAATTATATCCGCCCCGTTTATTAAAGTTAACTTGTTGGTAATGACGCTTCGGAAGCTCAGGTATTACCTGCGATTTTACAACTCTATCTAAGTCGTTATAATGATAAGCACCGGACGGGGTGGGATTTGAACCCACGGTTCTGTTTCTTTCTTCGTTTTGATTTATTATGCTATGGAAGTTCATTGTATGTTATTGCTTCAAACTGAGTAAATGTTACCGTTGTGACCATGGCCTTTTCCTACGTTAAACGAGGCTCCCCCTGGTACTTCATTCGCTACAAAAACGAAGACGGAAAGTGGCGCAGTAAGGCCACCCGCTATCGCATCGATAATACCCTGCACCGGGCCAAGGCAGTTGCGGAAGCTGCCCGACTTGGCGTTCACGAAAACACGGCGAAATGCGGCCACGACTGGGTGAATGATTTGATCGAGAATCACCCCGTTTCTGCTCTTACAAAAGTTTATTACTTGAATTCGTGGAAACATCTTGAGCGATTTATTTATGAGAAAAAAATAAGTCTGCAAGTATTTTCCGCTAATGACTGCGAAATTTATTTGAAATGGCGCCAAAACCTTCCCCGCACGTCTGGCGGACAGGCCGGTCGGAACCAGGCGTGCCAAGATTTGAAGATTCTTAAATGGATTCACCGTCAGGGCCGACTGCTTGGAAAGATGGACTCCGTTGCCTTGCTCGATTACCGAATTAAACGGGGCCCGATCGCCCGCGTAAAACCTGTTTTTTCGGATAATGAGATAAAAATTGTGCGGAAAGCTCTGTCCATAGAAGGCGTCCCGGAATGGATGAAGGTTTCCTTTGAGATTGCTTTGGCCACCGGCTGTCGTCTCCGTGAAACGCAGATCCCGCTTTCTTGCGTTGATCTCAAAAACCGGATCCTGACGTTCCCCTGCCCCAAGGGCGGAACCGGAAAATCGTTCAGCATTCCGATCCCGGCCGCCATCGAGCCCATGCTGAAGGCCATGAAAACGGAAGGCCGTGAGGTTACCTGTGAAGTTCCCCGCACCCGAGCGTCGCTGTGCTGGCGTAGGTTGCTCGATATTTGCGGTCTTAAAGGTCATTGTTTTCACTCTTTGCGGGTAACCCGAGTGACGCGACTGCGTCTTGCAGGCTGCTCTCAATCAGTCGCCATGCGACTCGTGAATCATTCCTCGACGTTAGTTCACGAGCTTTATCAGCGACACTGCGTGGAGGATTTGCGGGACGCTGTGAACGTAGGCCAGCCTGCTCCTTCCGCCATTGATCAAAGTCGCTTGGAATTACCTTTCCCGCGATTAGGGGAAATCCATGCATTTCCCGCAGTTGTTTGATTTTGGCGTATCCTAGATTATAAGCGGCGCCAAATTGGCGGAGTGAAAGGGCGGCGTCCTCTTGGCGGAGTTTCATGGCTGTATCGTGGAGACGCCCCGAGATCATAAGTATCTAGCTTGATTCTCCCGACGCTCGATCGAGCAGTTGGGTGACGAGTTGCGAAAGAGAAATTCGACGCTTGCTTGCCAGTTTTTGAGCGGCCTTTTTAATAATCGCCGGAAAGAAAAAGTTGGTCTTTTCAACCTTCTGACCATTTAGCGGACGGCGGGGCATACGCCGTGAATACGCCTTCACTCCGCATTGTCCACACTTTTCTTTTTTATTTTTAAAATTCTTTTTTACTTGAAGGCGTATTTATTACGCATACAATATGCCCTATGAAAAAGGTGAAAACGAACCTGACGATCGATCCCAAGGTCAAGCGTAAGGGCGAACAGTTGGCCAAGAAGAACGGCCTGTCTTTTTCAGCCTACGTGACGACCTTGCTTGTCCGGGAGCTGGCTGAATCCAAAAAGTAGTCGATTAAGTTTATCCCTTTTGGGATATATTCTTGAGTTTATAATAAGGCGCTGGCCGGGTGTACTCCCTTCGTGGGCCAAACTTGGACTGATGATTTCCTGCTTTTACTAACTGATAAAACTTCCGTTTTTCCGCTCTACCTTCCCTCACCATTCGACTCATCATCCGGCTGATTGTCGGGCGTGTGTATTTGAAAATCTTTTGCAGATCCTCGATCGATTTCCACCCGGGCGGGATCGGTTCGATCCGCCTGCCCGCCATATGCTCGGCAAGCGCCTCCGCCCAGTCCTTTAAATCGGCAGTCGCCATTCCCCCTCCACCGGGCTCACCACGTTGACCGTGCAGCCCTGCCCGCCGTCCACGTACTCCCCGTAAGCGATCCCATGCGCCCAGCGCGTCACGGAGCGATTGCGGCGGGCGTAGTGCATTGATCCGATGTCGGCGAGACAACCGATCGACCATCCCACTGGGGCGCCTATGCAACGGCCAGCTGCTCGATCGATCCGGTGTAGATGCCCGAACACGACCGGCTTGCGCAGCATCTCAACATGATCCCTGACGGCTGATTCGTTGAACATATATCCATGCCCGAACAGCGTCCCGCCAAAGTCCACCCATCCTTTTTCAATGTCGTACTGGGTGACCTTGGTTTTCATTTCCTTCATGGCTGTCATGAGTTCGGCGATCGCGCTGGTGGCGCAGTGTGCGACGATTGCGCTGGGGCTGTTCTGCATGGAATACAGGCGATCTTCATGATTGCCCGCCCAAAAGTGAGTGGGCTGAAGTTCACGCAGAAAGCTGATCCCAGCGTCGAAGTCTTCCCGGATCGAGGCGGATCGATCAGTGGCGTTTGGATCCCGCATGGCTCCGGCCCGGAGAGCTGCCAGATCGACGGCGTCGCCCAGGTGCATGATGGTGTCGGGTTTCCACCGGCGCTTCATTTCAATGGCAGCCTTGCAGGCCGCCGCGTTCGCAAGGTGCCCGTGGCTGCACGAAACGGCCAGCCAACGCTTCCACTTGCGGATGATTTTCATTTCTTATCCTCCGCTCCCGGCAACCCGTGCAGGACGGCGAGAATCTGTCGGCACGCCTCCCGGGACGTAGCCGCGGCCACGCTCTCATCGCTTGCGCCTTGCAGGGCCATGTCGGCGATCACGCCAAGCTGCAATTTCAGGGTGTGCATGTAGGTGCACAGATCCAGCACCTCGTCCCACGCATCCTTCCACACCGGCCGACGCCACAGGGCGCCGCCGTGCTCGAGCTGGCCTTTCACGTACTTGGCGGAAACGTCGTTCGTCAGGTCGTTGATGATCGTCGCCAAGTGTTTTCTATGCTCCGGCGACATGACCTCCGGGCTCATCGTGAGCTCCATGGGCGTTTTGATACCAGTCCCCTGCCCTTTGCTGCCTTAGGCTTTTCCACGACTTGTTCCACAGGACTATGTGGAATGTCACGCCATGAACTATATCGGCCATCTTGTAAGTGACCAGTTTCCCAGCTTATTGCGGTGAGGTTAAACGTTAGCCCGACGTGCTCGCCAAGGCGGAAGGCGGTTTCGTCGTCCCAGTTTGTGTCTAGCAGATCGCCCTTTCCTACCCTCAACGGCACCCAATCGAACGCCAGCCCGTAATTGTGGTACGACTGCCCGGGCTTTGCCTGTGTGATAATTCTGCCAGGGCGGGAGCGTCCCTGAGCAAACAGCATCGCCTGTTCTTCCATGGATCTCCTGCCCGTATAGATTAGCGGCTGGATCCGGCTGTTCTGCATCTCCATCAGCCAACCGCGCACCCGCTTCTGGAAGTCTAGATCCAGCGTTTCAATGCAGCGGAGAGTCCGAGCCGTTGCCTCCGCCAGACTGGTCATCGCCTCGCTCGCTCTCTTTCTGTTTCTGCCAGAGAATCAGATAGCGCTTTGAGCGATTGCGCAAAGAGATCTCGGTAAGCTTGCGGACAGGGTTTGTTTGTTCGCTCGGCTTTGTCCCACTCGTAGATGAAGTACGAGACTGTGTCCGGGCTTGGCGGCGGGCCGTCTTGCGTTTGGCTGACCGTCGCACAACTTGCCAGCCCGAGGCTAAGAATCAGCAGGAGGGCGTTTCGTCCACCACGCATCGATGTCTCTCAGTCTTTTCCGGCGTTCCAGTTCGATCGCTTCAAAGTTCCGCTGGGTCGGAGTCTTACGGTTCAACACGTACAGAATGATTCCGATTAGTCCACTCACCGCCGAAAGGATCGCGGCGATCATGTTCCCTTATTTGCGGGAGATTTTGCTGATGAAATCGACGATCTTTTGCAGGGTCGCTTCCGGCTCGTCCCCGGGGAACAAGGTTGCGACGGCGATGGCGGCCGTCATGAGAGCGGTGACTGCGCCCAGGATCTGCGTCCCGTGGCTGATTACATAGGATAAAGTATCGTTCATGCCCTTTGCCTAGTGTCAAAGACCGAATCGACGTTTGATCAGCTCCCACGCCGTGCTGACTACGGCTCCGGAGACAAGCGCCACCAGCCACAGCTTCGTTTTAATCGTGTGGGCTTCGCGTTCGATAGCGTTCAGCCGGCCGTGATATTCGCCCAAGCTGGCCTGTGAGCGTTCCAAAAGGTCGAGAATGACCGACTGGCGGGTCTCTATTCGGGCGACAGATTCCCGTACCACGGAAAGGCGTTCGGAAAGTTCGTTGATTTGATCCGTGCTCATTTCATGTTCGCCCCGGCCGTTGTGATGCAGAGATACAGCTCGCCTTCCCGATCGACGGGTTCAATGAATCCTTCGTCGATTAGATAGGCGAGAGCATAGAGCTTTTCTTTATCTGGAACAGTCGTCCAATCGATTTTGCGCGCCATATCTCAAAACGGTTTTTCACCGCCTGCCCGGGCCGCGTCGCCCATCGTCGGCGTGTTGGTGTATCTGGTGGGAACTTCAACCGCTACCGGAGCAGGCGAACAGCCTGCCAGCACGGCGCAGAGAAGAATCAGCTTCATGGCAATCCAAGGCCGGTGCCAAGGGTGGTTTTGTAGAGTGAGTAAAAAGAAGATAAATTTCCAGTGGAAAGTGATGTTGAGAACGCAAAGGCAAAAGCTAATGTAGTAGCGGCAAAGTAATTTGCTGTTCCATTAGAATTGCCAGCACCAATAAAATAATTATTATTTGCAAATCTGCCAAGAGTGGCGCTCGATGTTGCTATTTCTTGTCCATTTCTAATAAATTGAACTTGTGATGAATTCTTGCGTTGCGAGCCAGACATTCCCACAATGCTTTGTACTGTTGAATCGTTCATAGCGAGTTCGTTTGCTACAAAATAAAATGTAAGACCATTCGAGCCAATTCTTGAAAGTCCGGACGCATCGTCAAAATTTGACGCAATTTCGTTGCCAATCAATTGAGCATATCCAGAAGTAGAAGGATTAGTAGTTGTAACTATACCAAGAAAATGATTCCCTGCGTCAACACCCGCTGAAGATGGATTAAAGTTTGAGTTAATGTAATCATTTGATCCATCAAATGTAATACCACCGGTGCCCCAAGTCGGGCCATTGATTAGTGTTGCGTTGTAAATTCCAAGACCACCCAAGCTGTACGCAGTCGTTCCGCTTCCTTTGTTTTGAGAAGAGAGAAGAGGCCAGCTAACCATGTTATTGTAAAGGCTCAAGCCCTTCATGCCTTTCACGAACGCATTGATCTGCGCTTTCGCAGTTGCGTCAGTCACTCCGGCCCGGTCGAAATAGGCCGCGGCGTCGGCGTCAAAGCCGGACAATCCAAGTCCGCCGAGTCTCAGACCGAGGCCGAGATACACGGCTTAGTTCCCCCGGGTGTAGGCGATGGCTTTGCCGGTGGCCAGTTGGAAGGCGGTGACGGACGCAAACACGACGAACCCGGCCGGGAACGTCACGCCGGTGAGAGCATCACCCGTGAGAGCGCTTTGGCTGACGGACGTGAAGGATCCATCGGCGATGAACTGAATGGCCTGAAAGTTTCCAGTGACGGCCGTGGTGCCTGTTGCTACGCGGCCACCATATTCACCAACGCTGAGGGACGTGTCCTGATTGATCTGAAGGTCGTATGCCATATATGGGTCACGAGCGTGTCAAAGCGTGGAAACGTTCGACCGCCAGGGTAAAGTCCGACCACGGGCCGGATATGTTAGGATTTGCAATCGTCTTTGTTGCCATGCTTATCCCATGAAATTCCCATCCCCTTTTTAGAAGTTTTGTTTTTAGTGCGATATTTTTAATGGCTGGAACCTGCTGAATAAATTGTTTGTTCAGCAACATTTCCCATGCCTTTTTGTAGTCTATTGGATTATAACACTTTCGCGGGAAAACTTTTTGCCCATCAAAGCAAAATAGATTGCAGGTAAGGTCTATGGGCTCAAGTCTTACACAGTGAAATTTCATCCCTTTAGCATGATGTTCTGCTGTTTCCCTTCCGGGTTCTGACCTAATTAAAGGCCAAGCAGAAAACGGATGCGGCCATTCGCCAAAAAAGAAAAAGTCTATGTCGTTAAATTGTTCTGCTCGTATTAAATAATCTCTGACAAAACCGCCGCAAAAAATGCCGCCGCAATTGATGATTTTACTCAGTAATTCGATCACTTGCTTTTGTGATAGTTATAGATCCGCTAAAAGTTAAGCCTGATGGGCTATAAAAGTAATATGGGTCACCGCTTGCTCTTGCATACATCGTGCAAGATGATGTTTGATCGGCCATAACAACAGAAACGAAATTAGGTGACGATACGTAATACCCGCTAGTTGGCTGTAAAGTGCTGTAATAAGATCCATATTCAAGAGCTGGCGCAAATACCAAAACGAATTTCGGATAAAATAAGCCACCCTTACTGATAATACTTGGCGCATCCGGCAAAGAATTAAAAATTGTCATATAATAATATGGCTGTGAATTTGTTTCAGTCCCAGAATTTGTTGTAAAAATTGTTCCAGTTCCAAATCCCTCCCCATAAAATTCCGGTAAAGTGCAAAGCATATCGCTCATCGTGTTTGGCCAATACGAAAGACTTCTAGATTCAGAAGAATAAGAGTCATTTATTGTATAAGTTTTTATGTTATCATTTCCGAGATCAAAATAATAACTGAACGAATAGCCTCCGTTTATATTATAAGATTTACATTTCCAGTATAACTCCATCACCGCTTCCAAGCTCATTCCGATTGGATACTCGGTTCCGTTCCCGGTTGGGATTGCCCCTGCGTCTTGCACGCAAAACGGAAAATATGATGGATGCAGGAAAGCCATAGGATCTCGCTCCCCTCGCCTTTTGGGCTAGTACCCGATGACTGTGATGCGGAAAGTCTGCGTGGATTGATTCTTGCCTGCGCCGGTTGCGTTCACCGCGTCCACATGAAGCTGATCTGTTGCGACTACGTGCCCAAAGAACGTCAGTCCTTCTGATACGGCGCTTGGAATTCCAAGCAGCACGATGTCGTTAATGGCACACCCAGTGACTGAGACTGTAATCGACGTGGATGAATTGCTTCCGACGTTGCCAAACGCCAGTGACGCGGTCGTCGTGAGCGTTTTAGGCGACAGCGGGAACACACCGTAAGTGGTGGAGCCACTACGCAACAGGCCAATGTTGAACAAGCTCGTCACGACGTTCGGGCTGTTGGGCTGCGTGACCGGGGTGGATCCGTAGAATGCCAGCTTCGACGACGTGCTGACGCCAAACTTCGTCCCGGTAGCGGTGCCAAGTCCGAGGTCGTATCCGTCCGTAATAGTGACGGCCGTGCCGGATAGATCCAAAACGGTAGCGCCTGTCCCGATCGTGTTATTCTGCCAATCGAGGAACACGGATCCGCCTGAGTTGTACAGCTTGCGGTTGGTCGCATCCACGTTTGTGTTGCTGTCTTCGACGAATAGGGCATCGCATTCTGCTTTCGTGTAGTAGCCAGCCGCCGATGCCGGGACTGCGGATCCTGTGGTGATGACGTCTTTGCGGATTGTGATGTCTCCCTGGTAGATCGTTTTGGGCGTCCCAGACTGCGTCAGCTCAATCTCGAGTTTCGGCGTGATCGTGCTTGTTCCCACTTCCGCATAGAGCTCATCCAGCTCGCTCGTGTTCATGCTGACGGTAGTCTGGAAAAACTTTCCAAACACTACGGCCGAGGCATCCAAGGACAGCGCTGTCGTGACATTCTGCTGGCCGAGATTGCGGACAAAGCTGATCGTATAGTCGCCCTGGTTGTTGCCTGCCTGCACGCTGATGTTCCCGGATCCGATGCCCGTGACGGCAGACAGCGCTTCCGAGAAGCTGGCCGCGGTGGCTCCGATGGCGATCCCGGTGGTGCTGTTTGCTCCGTAGTTTAGAACGATGTTTCCGCCTTCCGCATCCGGGCCAACGCTAAGCCGCCAGGTCTGATTTGTCCCAGTTGTCCCAGAGGATCCGACCTGAAGTTGCGTCAGGCTTACCACTCCGGCCGTGCTGGCCGCGGTGAACGTGTCGCTGTACACGGCAGGGTTGCGGGAAAGTTGGATGATCTGCTGGGCGTTGACGGAAACGGCCGGATAGCGTCGGGTGTTGATCAGCACGGAGCTGGTCGGGAATAGCGTGAAAGACGATCCGCCAAAGGACAGCGCCGTGTTGGCGGTGACGGCAGTGATCACCCACGCCCCGTTCGTCACGGAGCCGTACGTCGTCACTGTGCAGTTGCCGGCGATGGCAGAGATTGCCGTGGCGACTTGAGCTGTCGTCGCATTGAAAGAGATCGCCGTCGAAGTGCCGGTGCTGGTGGTGAGCTTAAACTGGCCGTCGGTCGGCTTTCCGTCCAAATAACCGATCCCGAGCTTTAGGCTGGCGCCCGTGGTGTCGATGTCGCGGAGCAGGCCGGAGCTGTCCCGGGCCTGCAAGCGGACGCGGAGCGTGTAGGAATCGTTTCGGGTGAGCGTCGGGAATACGCCATTCTTCACGGATCCTGCCGCCACCAGTGCGTTGGCCCCTGTATCCAGATAAAGATCGATCTGCTGGCCCATTTTATCCCTCGCCTATGTCAAGGTTAGGTAGTGGTTGTGGCCGCCCCCGGGCCATAAACTATAATTGTGGCAGGAGTACCGTTTGAACATACGTTCAGCGTGATTTGATTCAGTCCGCCTCCTCCGGCCGTGACCACGCCTGTCACGCTGATCTGGATGCCGTCCGGTACGTCGATCAGGGTGACGTTGGCCCCGGCGATCGGTTTAGTGCATTCAATACGCCGAATCAGCTTGTTGAAAAATCCCTTCCCAAGTCGGGACGGGCCATCGATTTCATTTAGGCGGGCTTCGGTTGCCATGGCTTACGCGTACACGCCCTGCCCTTGCTGCTTCTCTTTAAAGACCGCCCTGGCGACTAGGAACTGACCGCGGCGGGTAGAATCCAAGCTGTCCAAGCAGTACCCGAAGTAAGTCAGGGTTCCCTGAAGATTGCTGACGGTCACTCCTGGGGTGCGTGGATTTTGCGGAGTTGCCGTGTCGTTGATGTAAGCAGGCATGGGAACTTTTGAGGATGGGCTGAATCGTTCAATCACAGGAAAACCTGACGAAAGTTGACCGCTTGCAAATTGGCTTTCCGTCAGATCAGTGACAAAACTGACTTCAATCACCACGGGCGGCCCCCATATGTCCGCCCCTGTTGTCGGAATATATTTGATCTGAGCAGGCGGCAGGCTTGTCTCGCTGGTGAGCCCCACATAAGTGACGGTCATTTCGCTGATGTCGCCGTCCTGCTCCCGAACGGCCGCTGTCTCCACTACCATCCTTGTGAACTTGGTCGATGCGGTGGAGAAGGCGGAGTGCGTGACGTCCTTGAGCGGCAGGATGGTCTGACGATCCGCCGTCCTGATCGTGTAGGTTTCAGTCAGCGTTTCCAGCCCCACGATTTCCCGGCTGTAATCGGAACGCCGCAGGATCTTACTGCCGGACGATAATGCGCCAAGAATAGAAGCGGCCATATTAGCTCACCAGTGGCGCAGACGTTAGCTTCGCCAGCGCGTCTTGCAGGGTTTTGTTGATGTCGTCGAGAGTAGTTTTGCCTTCGGCCTCTTTCTTGGCCTGCGTTTGGATGTACTCGGAACGGCGACTGGCCATCGTCCTTTGAGCTCCTTTATCAGTTGTTGCCGAAGTTGAGGCCAAAACTTGTTCTTCAAGTTGTTTGGCTGATATTTTTTTCTGATCGGATTCAGCCTTTGCCCTTGCTTTGGCGACTTCTGATGCCACTCCGCCACCCAGCCCGGCCGCAATGTCTAGGCGTTGCCCGGCGGCTCCGCCTTCGGCTTTCTGTGTTTCCCTTGGCAAACGCATAAGGCGAATTTTCTCTGAGCTTTCAAATTTGGCCGCATCCATTTCAGCCTTAAAAAGTTCTTCCTGATATTTTGCCTCATCGTCGGCTGCGTCTTGAATTGCCTTTTCCTTCTTTTTTGCAGCATCTTCTTCAAACTTTTTAGCAAGATTTTGAGCGTCTTCCTCTCCTTTGATTTTTGCCTCAATAAGTTTTAACTCTTGTTTTGCTGCATCTTTTTCTGACTGCTCAAATTCTTTTTGAGCTTTTTTTGTTGCGTTGCTTGCTTCCTTATCAGCGACAGCAGAAGTCCCTTTCGACGCATTCTTTTGTATGTCGCTTCTACCCATAACGACATCGGCAGTTTTCCCGGCTGATTGTTCATACAAAGAAGCACGGCCAGCGGCGTCTAGGTTTTCATCTCGATTCGCTCTAATATGCAAATAAATTGCTTCTATCAGATCTTGGTATCTTTCAATTAAACTAGAAATACCGATTAACGTCTTACCAAACCAAATTGTTTGAGTGTTTTGAAATTCCTTGATTGCATCAGAGGCGGCTCCAAGTTGACTGATTTCATCGTCCGACCATATCCCCATCGCGTCGCCCATTTCCTGAATGGCCGCCGGCCCCATTCTAAGCGTTTCCATTAGAGCTCCCACACTTTTACCGGCCACAGCTTGAGCCTTGGCAAACGCTTCAAGTGGGTTTGCCGTGTTTTGTATGGATTCACTTAGAGCATAAAAAATATCTTGAGGAGACATCCCTTGGAGTTTTGCGACGCTAAGCCCAATATCTTTAAATGCTTTGACCATAGCGTCATCGCCGCCGATGGCCTTTCCTGCATTCACGGCCAGCTTGTTCATGGCGCTGGCCACGTCTTCAACTCCTGCCCCTGACAATGATGCGGCGTTCCCGACTTCCTGAAGGGCGGACGCTGAAACTCCGAAACGATTTGCCAGATCTTGAAGCTGGTCGCCCTTTTCAATGGCAGACGAGAATCCTTCTAGAATTTTATCAAACGCAAACGCGCCGGCGAGTAGCCCAGCAGTTTGTTTAGCAAAGTTTGCAACAGCTCCTTCTGCTTGTTTTAGTCCGCTTTCAAACGAGCTTTTTTCTAGTGTCAGCTTGGCTGTTGCGACGGCGTCCATATTAGGCAAATCCTGCTTTTTTTGAGTTATGTTTCACAATTTCAATCACGCTTTTGGCTAGTGTGTTTCGCTGGATGTCAAGAGTCTTCTGTAAATTGGAACGGCTGAGCGCCCGGCCAATCCATGGGATGCTGTTTTTCAGCTCCACGTACTTGTCGGTCACAGTCACGGAGCCTTTCCCGTACTTGGAAATCAGCTTCTGAATCCATCCCTGAACAGATCCAACGCCTTTTACCCTGGCGAATCCCCCAAGCATTGAAGCGCATTCCGCCCATCCGGCTTTTGCGATGCCGACTTTCTTCTGCGTTTCTTTTATATATTTTGCCTGAACTTTATCTAATACGTACCCACGATCGGCAGCGCCGTGCCTTCCTATATCTCTGGTTTTCATCCCGGCAGTCTTGGTTCTGCCTGTGCTTCTATTCCTCATTTTTTGATGAAATTCCTTAATGTTTGAAGGATTCAGTTCGTAGTCCTGTTCCTCGAGCCACACTCTCCCATCCTTCGTCGTGAATCTCCTTCTGAATGCACCCGGATCAAATTGCCGCATCCTTTGCGCTTCTGCGTACCATTCCTTGTTCAACGGCTTTGTGATCGCCGCAATATCCCGCAGGATTGCGTTCTCTCCTTTTTTGCGGGCATCAGCATTCATTCCAAAAGGCTGGGTTGCGTTGGTCAACCTGACTGCCAGCGCGCGGCCGGACGATCGCAGCTCTTTCGCCTGCTCCTCTTTCGTTAGTTTTCCCCACAGGGCCAGTGCCTTGGTCAGCCTTTTTTGATCAATCGTCAATTTCATATTCCAAGCATATCCTTTATGTCACGAAGATCGTCGCCGGTGATCGCTTCCACCCGGCGCAGTTTCACGCCATTGATGAACATGAAAACGTGTTCGGCCTGGTTGACCAAGCAGATCGGGATTTCCCATAGAATCTTCTGCAAGTCCCATCCTGTTTCCTTTGCCAGCACGAACACGCTCGCGGCGCATCCGGCCGGCGTCAGGCGTTTCCCGGGTCGCCGATTGGCTTTTTATCCGGGATGACCGCCACCCGCGACTTGTTCGCTTCCCCAAGGATAGACGCCACCAGCAGCCCGGCAGTGTCTCGATCTTCCGGGGTCATATCCTCCGACCATTCCATGAGCTTCTCGCGGAATTCATCCTTATTCCACGCCAGCCGGATCGCGGATTTTCTATCTTTGGCCAGCAGAATGTGAACGTAGAGGAATGACCAGATAAAATAGATTGAACTGTCGGCGTCATCCCGGACTTGAAGCAGAAGCAGCCGGGAGCCTTCGGTGTAGGGCGCCAGCCGTTGATCTTTGAAATATCGATCCGGGCTGACGAACGCGGAATTCAGTTCCGCCTCTAAATCTTGGTCGCTCATAGCCTGCTTAAAAGGGCTTTCTTTAGCTCAGGACGAGCCTTCTCTGCGACCAGTAGCGTCTGCCCGCCTCTTTGTATGGATAGAATTTTTTCTGCACGCTTCACCAGCCCGAGGAGTGTCTCTCTATTCTCAAGCGCCGCCCTCACGAACCGGATCGATGCATCCTCCGGGCTTTTCATATCCGCCCAAGTGCGTTCCATTTCAGCCTTTGCATCCTGTCCTTCACCGCCATCCATGAACCAGAACGTGACCTGTTCACGCCCATCCTCTTTTTGGATTCTGGTGACCGGATCCATAGGCCGTAGCTTGGCGCCATAGGCGGCTGCGGCCGCTGCCACTTTGATATTCGTTGTACCCCAGAAGCTCTCGATCATTTTAGGATCTCAGGTGAACCGCCCTTTCGGGCTTAGCTCATGTTGGGGTAGCGAGTGGCGCTGACGTCCACCGTGACGAACGCGTCAGGGCTTTTCGAGAAGGCCACGGATTCGACCACGATCTTCCCGCCGGTGCTGGTAGCGTTGGCGAGTGTGGTCAGAACGGCTCCGGCCGTTGTGGCGTAAGTTCCGGTGATTGTGCCAGAAAAGCTGAGAGCGTCAGTCTGATTATAAAGTGCGAGAGCGACCACGTCGCCGGACGCGTTGCGGACTTCCGCTTTCTCGATGTTCCTTGTTTCAGAGAAGTTGGAAACGAGGATTCCGCTCTCTGCGCTCATTCCGAAAGAAAGGCCTGAAGTTCCGATTGTGGTCGCCATATTGCCCTATTTTTTGTGTCAACTCGCTGTTGAGTTTGGATAGGCGATCACTGCCAGCTTGAAGTTTCGCTTCATACTGCGCTCCTCGTTGTCGGCCTCCGCCTCACTGCTTTCCAGTTTTGCGTTGTAGCAACGAGCCGCGCCAATCGCTGTCGTGGCGTTCAGCCGGGCCGTCAGGCTGCTTGTATCATAAAACGCCTGAAGAATTTTCGAGCATTTTTGTGTATGTGCCGCCAGTGTCGTGTCGTCATAGCTCTGTTCCAGAATGATCTCGACCGGGACGCTGAACACGCCGGATCCCTGCACGGGTTCCTCTGTTCCCATGGTCGCTTTAATGACGATCGATGGCGGTTTGTTTTCGGTCAGATCGTGCGACAGGTGGTAGTCCTGCCCAGTTACGGTGGCGGAAAGTAGTTCCTGGAAAGCGCCTTCGATAAGGCGATCGAGCATGGTGACGGCGGGCATATTCTAAACTGTTGTTGTCACCAGATCGGGCGAATCGATGGATCAAAAGTGACCATCGTTTTGCACCCAGCACCGCCGTGGGGGAACGTTGGCATGTAGGAATAGCGCCGGACGCAATCCGGCCAAGTCATTGTCGCTTTTCCCCTGGCTGCTTTGGACGTATCAACCGACCGATCGTTGTCCTCGATGATAAAGGTGCAAGGCAGGCCAGAGCCTGCGACATAGTTCACGGCTTCATAAAAGTGACCCTCATCCTCTGCCCCGTCGCCTAAAAAGCACCATACCTTTGATGCGCTGCCCTGTTCTTTGAGCGTGTGCGCGACTCCGGCCGCTATCCCGCATGTCCCAGCCAGCACGCTGGAAGTGTAAAAATTTAATTTACGGTCAAAGACGAACATGGATCTGCCATCTTTGATCATCTGTTCCAGTGCGTCGGGATCCCCGCCGGCCAAAAGGTAGTGATAATGCGATCGATGGGTTGAAAAGATCCAATCGCCAGGGCGGATTTCTTTATAGATTTCGATCAGTTGATCTTCGTTGCCACCGCAAAGGTGGATCAGATAGGGCAGTTTCCCCTGCTCAAAAAGGGCTTTGATCCGCAGCTCAAAATCGATCAGGTCTTGTTTATTCATACAAAGGCGTCATGGCTGTCGGTTGCCAGTTTTTCAAACAGCGCAACCTTCGCGTGATTGGCGCATTCATGCAGGCAGCTCACGCCGGGATTGAAGTTCTTATGCCATGCCTTCGCCTCATCGCCGAACCATGCCTGACTGAATGTTTGATTCTTCATTGATGCGATCCGGCCGTGATTTGCGTATGCCGTATTGTGGCAGGCGTAAATGTCCAGATCGGCACCTACCACGCAAACGGCTTGAGCATATAGGCAACGATGAAACGGCCGGAGCGGCGACTTGCTTGGACTGTCTAGATCATAGGTCGTATTGATCGTGAAATCTTCGTCACAGAATGACTGACATTCCGCAAGCTGTTCACGCACCCTGGTCGCAATCGTACCGTGATATTCCTTAAAGTTCTGAACATAGACGGGCGAAAAGCGGACGTTGCTCACCCCGCATTCCTTCAACTCTTTTGCAAATGGAACGAGCCCTTCGTAATTATAACGGGTAATGATGAAATTGATTCCAACATCGCAGCTTTCGGTTTTTGTATTGGAAAAGTTTTTTATATTTTGCATGACCGAATCAAATGATCGATCCGGCACGTTTCGGCTGGCGGCCATTTGTTCAGCGCTGGTGTAGTCCATGGAAATCCTGACCCACTTGGCGTTGCCCAATACTTCCGCCCGTTCACCGGTGAGAAGCTGGCCGTTGGTGATGATGGAAAGATCCAACCCGGACGAAACAGTCTTAGTCATAATTTGAACAATATCTTTATGCAGTAGCGGTTCGCCGCCTCCGCTGAACGTCACGGCCTTGGTGCCTATGTTGGAAAGATCCTCAATCAGTTCCATCGCCTTGGCCGTAGGCATGACGTCCCGTTCGTTCATGCTGGTGTGCATTCCGGCTTGCAGATGTAGATCCGGGCGATCTTTAGGCCGAGTTGTGCCGTCAGAATAAACGCAAAAACGGCACGCATGATTGCAGATATTCGTCGGTTTGATCCGCACGTAGATTGGGGCCGTGATAATATCGTCTCGGAAGCTGTGGATTTTATCCGGGAACGAAAAGATTTTTAGGTCGCTGTATTTGTTCTGCTTCACCAATCGTCCTTTCGTTCGACAAGCATGGTCGATCGACCCCAGCTCAGTCCCTCAAGTGCGAATTTATATTCACCGGCCACCTGCGAAGGGTGCGAAAGATCGATGACGGGAAAGTCCACCATTCCCCTAATCGCCTGGGTAAAGTCCTGCGTGTGCGTTGGCCCTGTAAAAAGTGCCTTCTTTTTATTTCCCACGACCACTCTGATGATGGCGGCCGGATAGAATTGCCCGCAGCTTATTTTGGCCGCAGCGCCTAGATGGTTCACGATTGCGTCCAAGGCGTTCAGAATGAAATCCATTCTTTCGATAAAAACGACGGGCTTCAGTCCTGCCAGACTTAGGCCGGTCGCCATTCCAACCATAAGATTTTCAGCCACAGGCGTCTCGATCAGTTGAGAATCTGGAACGCGGTTCAGTGTGCCGGCGGCCCGACCGCCCACTTTTACGCCGTATCCAATGAACCGGACGGCCGGATCCCAGGCCAAAGTTTCCATGGCTTTCGTCAGCTCAGCTTTCAAAGCAGCCCCACTTCTTCCAAAATATGAATGGCGTGGAATGCGCTTCTGGCCATCTGCCCGCGTTCAGTAAGGATTACGTTTTCGGTATCGGCGCAAAGCAAGTGAAAGGCGTTTTTGTTGTGAACGTTCAGGCACGGCCAGCTCGGCCCGGTGGATGTTCCGATGATTGCTTTCGCCTTGGCGGCCGTGGCTCCGATCCAAGTGACGTTTTTATTTTCAAAGACAGGACAGATTTCAGTCGGCGCCGTTGTGATTACTCGATGGCCTTTTGCGACAAGTTTTGAAATTAAAACGGTGAAGTCGTCTTTGTTGAAATTTGTGAATTGATTCGACAGCCCCGGCGAATTGATGACGACGACGTCGAAGTCTTCGGTCATGGGAATGAACGATTCGAGCGCCCAATAATCAAACAAGAGATCTTCCGTTTTGCGTATTGGATTTTTTACGGCCATCCGGCTGGCCAGTTCCTCAAACCAGCACAGGTGAAACTTTGCAAAATCCAATCTGTCGGGATGACCGTACCAGTAGCCGTCGGATCCTCGCCAGGAGTCGATGCTCTCTTTGGGAGCTTGGTCAATCGTCTTTAGAAATAGCCGGCGTGAAATATCAGACCGGAGCGCGTCGATTTCCTCAAATCTGCAAAGGTCAGGACTGTAATAGTGCGTGATCTCTAGTTCAGGATTTTGCAGGCATAGGCGGCGCAGAAAGTTTAGCTGCACCAGATTGTCGCCAAGTCTGAACGCGTTGTGCGTGTGAATCACGGATTGCGTTCCTTAAAAATCTTTTCTCCCAGCGTGTAGTTTTCTTTGGCGTTGTGCTTTTTGAATTCTTCGTCCTGTGGTGCGCCGGTGAAGAATGGGTTGTTATGTTTGAAGACCACGTCTTTTGCGTTCACGATCACTCCGTCAAATTTCGCCCTGTGGCTGAATTCGTTGTCCGACCATATCCCCGAGCATTGATCATATTCAGCCGCAAACATGGCACCCTGATCTTCTAGTCTCGCCCGGGTCATGATCGCCATGCACAGCAGGTCATCCTTCCGATGGCCGTCGCTAATCGCCAAAATCTTCGGCTTGCTGGTATCGCCCAACCTATCGATCAGGATTTGATCCCAGTGCAGCGGTGGATCCCAATCGTCGGAGCCCTGCACAATAATCTCGCCTTGCGCCACAGCGGCCGCCCTATTCCAAGCGGCGATGCAGCTACCCTTGCCCATGACCGGCCCCCACGGTTTGAGCGTCTTCGCTTTTTCATCATCGTCGTCGCAGGAAAAGATCCACTCGACGGCAGCCGGATCAGCCGCCTTTTTCATCCATAGGATCCGGGCGTTGATGGCTTCCTGCGGTCGCCCGCGGGTGGCGTGACAGATTGAAATTTTGACCGGACGAATCTTCCGCCAGCTTGCGGTCACCCGATCAGCCTCTTCATTGTCGCCTACGGCTCGGCACGCCGCAATATAGAGATCGATGCATTCAAAGTCATAGACCGTGCGCTGGGCGTTCCAGACCATCACGCCGGGATCCGATTGAACCATCGCCGACTTGAGATAATGGTAAGCCGACGACCAGCGGCCGACAGACGCTTCCTCCCGGGCCAGATAGTAAAGAGATTCCCGGCGGCTGGGATTCATGTGATGCGCCTTGTGATAAAGCTCGATCCGCTTCTCGCGGTCAGGCGTTGCGCTCGCCAGATTGTTCATCGCCTCATAGGCCAGCGTCGGTTCCTGATCTGGCCAGTGGGCGGCAGCGTTCGACCATGTGATCGATTCCGCCCGGTTGTTGGATAGGAAAAGTTCTTGCTGGTAGTAGTACGCGTACTTTCCAGCCTCGCTCAGTTGCGCTTTTAGAATGCGGAGATTGCGATCGGCACTTCCCTGCTTGTATCCACCAGGGTGATGTTCGACCCAGACCGCCTGCTCGCCCACTGAAGTGAATCCCGGAAGCGGTAACAGCGCCTCATGAACAGCGTAGTTCCACCGGCCCGTCCATACGTTTTCTATTTTCTTGACCATCCGTTCCCGTACTGGGCGCAGTTTGGCGTTTATAACGTCATAAACTCCGGCATAGATGCCGACCTTCGGATCGGATTCAAACGCAGCCACGGCCCTTTTAAACGCGTTTTTTAGGTCTTTATGGGGTAGGTCGTCGCAGTCGATCCACACGGCATAGTCCCCGGAGCAGGCGTCCAGTGCTTTGTTGCGAGCGGCCGCAAAGTTGTCGATATGCGGCCAATCGGCGCCTGCCGGTGCGTTGTGATATTCCGTGATGACGGCTCCAGCCTTTTCAGCGATCGCCCGGGTGCCGTCGTCCGGCCGGGATCCCTGCGCCATGCAGACGACCAACTCGTCGCAATATCCAGAAAATGCAGAGAGACAGCGTTCCATGAATTGCGCCTCGTGGCCGGCGATCATGTAAATTGAAATTTTAGGATTTCGGGTGGCCACGGTTAAACCTCTCGAAGTCCGAGGACGTAGCTTCCGACCGATGTATCCAAAGACGCCACCCGGTAGCTGACGGAGTTGGCCACAAGAATGGATCCGATTGTTGGAGCCGATGAGATGGCGGTCAGGTCGATGGTGAACGTGGAATTCAGATCCAAATCAAAACCGCCCAGCTCGACATTCTCTTTGCGTGAAATTGTGGACAGGATCCCGGTGACGCTCGTGGTTCCGATGGTGGCGGCGGTGCCGGTCTGGGTGTAGAGAGCCGCCAGGCTTTCCTTCAGGCATTCAGTAAATTCAGACATTTGAGGATTTCTTAAAGTGGAAAGGGCGGCGAGCCTTTCAGCCCACCGCCCTCCCCGAGTGAATTAGCTGCCGTTGATACGCACGAGGCTGTTGGTCTCGCCGGCTTTGCAGCCGTAAATAAGACAGTAGGTTCTGCTCAGCTGTCCGGTTTGGACAGAATAGGCCTCCCGTACTTGAACAGAAAGTCCGGTGCGGGGTTCCGTCACCACGCTGATGTCGCCGGGGATCGGGACGCCAGTGGGAATTTCGGGAACGCGGGCTGCGATCAAGAGCGCTTCACGCTGGGCGAAGAATCCGCCGAGAGTGATGCTGTTGGAAGGAACCGCGCTGTACATGTTAATGTTGAACCCAGCAACGGATCCGATGCCAGCCGTGCGGGCCTGTTCACCGGAGATCTGAGCGTTCGCCACGATGGTCGAATCATTCAAGAGACGGCCATAGAACGAAGGGGCGAGAACCGCGTACCGATCGTGCTGGGGAACGTTTGCGTTGTTGAGGGTGATTCCAGCCGACACTACGGAGGCGTAGCTGAAGGTTGCCGAGCTCTGCGTGAGCGCGGAGGTGAAGCTGCTGGAAGTGACGAGCGCGAGCAAGTCACCGACCATCTGCAACCCGAGAGCGTGAGCCGCCGCACCGGCGAACCGTTCGATCAGGTTGATGTTGGAGCTGGTGCGCTCCTGATCGTCCACAG